TCATCAACACTGCATGGGAGAGAGCAAACCTCGTTTCCAGAGTAAGAAGAACAAACATCAAGGGCACAGCTAAGTACCCATTTGAGTATTCAGCTACTGGTGCTTCTGTACACAAGGAAGGCGCTGCAGCTCCAGACGAAGAGACACTTGTTCTTGGAACAGTTTCTGTTGAGCCTGAGATGCTCAAGAAGTGGATCACAATCTCTGATGAAGTTCTTGCACTCAAGGGACAGGCTTTCCTCGATTATGTTTATGACGAAATCGAAGAGAGAATCCTTGAGGCTGCTGATGCTGCAATCGTAGCAGCTATTAAGGCAGCTCCAGAAGCAGCTACAAAGACTGCAGCTGGTGTTAGAGTTCTTTCACAGAGCTTTGATGCTTTCACAATCTTTGCAGCACAGGCTGAGCTCGTTGCAGCAGCTAGAAATCCAGTTGCAATCATGAACAGAAAGACATACTTCAACACATTCATGTCTCTTGCAGATACAGCTGGCAGACCTATCTACAACGTAGTATCTGAGAATGGCAGACCTACATACTACATCAACGGTGTAGAGGTTATCTTTGATAACACACTTGATGAGGATGAGCTCATTGTTGGTGATCTCAATGGTATCATTATGAACCTTCCAGATGGTCAGGAAGTATCTTTCGTAACTGATCCATACAGCCTTGCTGAGAAGGATCTCGTTAAGATTGTTGGAAAGATGTATGCAGGCTTTGCAGTAGTTCGTGATGGCTACTTCTGCTATGTAACAACAGGAGTTTCTGCTTGATGCTTGCCAGAATTTTAAAGAAGGTAACGCTGACAGTTGAGCCTGGCTCAATTGTTAATATCTCTGAGGGCCAGTTCAAGGCCCTTAGAGACAAAGCGGAAACATACAAGGCAGAGGCTAAGGAAGAGCCTAAGGCAAAAGCGCCAAAGGCAGAGGAAAAGGAAGAGAAACCTAAGACTGAGCCAAAGAAGGCTCCTTCCAAGAAAACCTCAACAAAAAAGAAGTGAGGACTGATTATGCTTGAGAAAGTAAAGCAGGCGCTCAGAATAACATCAAGTGTCTTTGATGATGAGCTTAACAATTTAATATCAGCTGCCAAGCTTGATCTTGGGATTGCTGGAGTCGAAGTTCCATCTCCGGAGGATGAGATTGTGGAGACTGCAATAATCACATATTGTAAGCTTCACTTTGGAAATCCAGTGAATTATGACGGATTGAAGCTCAGCTATGACGAGCAGAAGGCGCAGCTTTCAATGGCATCTGGTTATACAGATTGGAGCGTGTAAGTTTATGGACAAGGAAGGATTGCTTTATATCTGCGAAATTCAGAATGTATCAGCTCCTGGTCACATGCCAACACAGCAGCTTGTTCCAGTATGCGAAGCATATTACAAGAAGCGTACTGTTGGATACAACCGTCTATATGCAGCTCTTGGAGCCAATCAGTCTATTTCCATGCTTGTGAGATGTTTCAACACACAGGTCCCTGACTATAGCCAGGAGTTGTATGTCTTTTTCCCAAATGAATCGACTGACAATAAGTTTCGTGTATCAAACATTCAGGAAATAGTTGAGGAGGATGCTTTAGATCTTACACTCAGCAGATTGGAGGAGAACTATGACATCTCTATCGAGTCGGCTTGAGCCAATAGGAAAAGCTCTGTCAGAGATAACAGACCACTGCTATCACTACTGGAGAAGTGCTCCGAAGGGTGTTAAGTCCTACATTGTTTGGGCTGAGGACCAGGAAGCTGATTCCCTGAATGCAAATAACCGCAAACAAGAGCAGGGGATTCATGGAACTGTGGATTATTTCACTTTGATTGAATTTGATCCTGTATGTGATGAGATCCAAGAGAAGCTCAATGACTTGGAAAACGTTTCATTCAGGCTCAATTCCGTGCAATACGAAGATGATACTGCTTTTATTCATCATGAATGGGAATTTTGGGTAAGGTGATATGGCTAGTTGGAAATTTGAAGGCCTAGATGAATATCTGAGACAGCTTGAGCGCTTATCAAGCAATTCTGAGGAGACTATAGGACATGCAATCTATGAAGGTGCTGGAGTAGTAGCGAAAGCTTGCGCTGCAGCCATAGAGAGCCTTCCTGTTAGCAATCAGTACAACTCTGGAGTCATTACTTCTGTTCAGAAGGCCGGACTCAAAGAAGGCTTTGGTATATCTCATGCTCAGACAGATGGTGATTATAGGCATGTGAAGCTTGGCTTTGATGGCTATAACAAGCAAAAGACAAAGAAATACCCAAATGGACAACCAAACAGCGTAATTGCACGTTCAATCAATAGTGGAACATCGTTCCGTAAGAAAAATCCTTTTATAGATAGAGCTACCAGGGCTTCCAAGAAGTCTTGTGAGTCTACTATGCAGAAGGTAATTGAAAATGAGATCGAAAAAATAATGAAATAGGAGGAATAAAAAATGAAAGCAGGAAGAGTTTGCACTGGCTATTCAAAGCCATGGGTTGCTGTATATGGCAATGTTGGAACAGTTGTCACATACTCAAGAGCCCAGCAGCTTGCTAGAGGTGTATCTGTAAACCTTCAGCCTGAAAGTGCAGAAGATAATAATTTCTATGCAGACAACATCGTCGCTGAGAGTGGCGCTGGTGAGTTCATTGGTGGAACTGTTGAGTTTGAAGTAGATGGTCTTTTCAGAGATACAGAGGATCTTATCTTTGGAGCCCCAGCTGCAGTTGATGGATGGGTTGCTGATGGTAGCAAGTCAAATCCTCCATTCTGTGGCGCTGGATTCATCGTTCGTTGGATGTCAGAGGGAGTAACAACTTTCCAGCCTGTAGTTCTTCCAAAGGTTAAGTTCAACATCCCTGAAGAGGAGAGAGCTACTCAGGAAGATCAGATCGAGTGGCAGACAACAACTCTCACAGCAACAATCATGAGAGATGATACCGAGGACAAAAACTGGAGATACAGAGGCGAAGAGTTCGACTCTGAAGCAGCTGCAGAGGAAGCACTCAAGGAAAAGCTTGGTGTTACAATCTCTGGCTGATAATTCACATCATTTTTGAGGGCATAGGAGGGCATCTAAATGTTAATACATGGTAGAGAAGTACACTTTTTACTTACTGTTGGAGCGACCAAGAAGATAGCAAGGTTGTGTCCTGACAATGATATTCAGAACATTAGCCTCATATTTGAGGCAAAAGATACAGACAAGATGATTGACACCTTGGCTGCATTAGCAGAGACCATGTCAGAAGGCTATGAAAAACAGCAAAAGTATATCAATCCATCTTATAAACCACAGCCTCTCACACAGGAGGAAGTGCTGAGTCTTACTATCAATGAGCTGTCTGACCTTCAGAATGAGCTCATGAATGAGATTGGAGCAGGAATGGCAACTGATGTAGATGCTGAGCCTGAGAAAACCAAGCTAAAAAAAACAGACGAAGCGACAGAATAAAACTTGATTGTACCTGGATGATTTTTTACGGACATATTCTCAACATCCCAAGAGAAGAGGTCTTGGTCACAAGGTACGGTGAGATGCTGGATATGATTACCTGTTATTCCATTCATAAAGGAATAGCTAGACCAAAGAAAAAGAAATTCACATTTGCTGAAGCTATGGAATTGAGGTGAACAGATGGCAGTTAATATTGGACCTCGAATAGGTATTGAAGGCGAGACTGAATATAGAAAACAAATAAATCAGATCATTAACTCATCTAAGACTCTGGCTACGCAAATGAAGGCCTTGACCACTTCTTTTGATAGCAACAAAAAGAGTCTTGCTGAGAATGCTAAACAGCACAAGCTCCTCCAGGAACAGATTAAGAATGGAGAGCAGAAGTTATCAGCACTCAACTCCATGTTGGAGAAATCCAAGGCAAAGTTTGGAGAGAATGCTACACAGACTCAGAAATGGCAACAGGCTGTAAATAGTGCTCAGGCTGAACTCAATACGTTAAAGAATCAGCTTAACAGCCTTCCAAGCTCTCTTGATATGGTTGCTTCTAAGTTTGAGGCAATGGGCCAGAAGCTGGAGAGTATTGGAAGCCATATTACAAGTCTTGGAACTAAGCTAACAGCCAGCGTGACAGCTCCGATTGTAGGCGCTGCTACTAAAGCAGTAACAAGCTTTGCAGAAGTAGACAAGGTAATGCAGCTCACAAATGCTACCATGGGCAATACAGCTGATGAAGCCAAGGCTTTGAATGATGCTATGGAAAGCGCTGCAGCTAATTCTACATTTGGGATGTCAGATGCAGCTACTGCAACACTTAACTTTGCCAGAGCTGGTCTTACAGCTACAGAAGCAGCTAACGCTCTTGCTCCAGCTATGAACTTAGCAGCTGGCGAAGGTGGTGAGCTTGAAACTGTATCAGCTGGACTAGTTGCTACAATAAACGGCTTTGGAGATAGTTTTGAGAATACTGGACGTTATGCTGATGTTTTTGCAAATGCTTGTAACAACTCAGCTCTTGATGTTAATGCGCTATCAGAATCACTATCTGTAGCAGCTCCTATATTCAGCGCTGCAGGTTACGAGATTGAAGATGCAACACTTTATCTTGGAACAATGGCAAACGCTGGTATTGATGCTAATACAGCAGCAAACTCTTTGAAAACTGGTCTTGCAAGGCTTGTTAGTCCAGCCAAGGAAGGCTCTGAGATGCTTTCAAAACTTGGCTTGAGCGTTACAAATGCTGATGGTTCCATGAAGGACGCTGTTACAATCCAAAAAGAGCTGCATGATTCATTTGCAAGCTTGTCAGAGTCAGAACAGATTGCAGCTGCTAGTGCTATCTTTGGCAAAAACCAGATGTCTAACTGGCTGGCACTTGTAAACACAGCTCCTGAAGATGTAAACAAGCTCAATGAAGCCCTCCAAAAAGAAGGAACTACCTCTCAGATGGCTGAAGCTATGATGGGAGGATTTGGAGGATCTATTGAAAAGCTTAAATCTTCCTTGGATGTCCTTATGACAAGTCTTGGCTCAATAATAGCTGATTACCTTACACCTGTTATTGCAAAGGTCCAAGAGTGGCTTGATAAATTCAACGCTATGTCGGACTCCGAAAAAGACCAGGTTGTTAGGATAGCAGCCATTGCTGCAGCCGTAGGTCCTTTGCTTATGGGCCTTGGAAAAGTGATAAGCATTGTTGGAAAAGTAATGCAATTTGCTCCACAGCTTGCTACTGCTCTTCAGGGAGTTAGCGGAGTGTTTGGTGGAGTTGGTGCTTCAGCCGGAGCTGCTCTTGCTCCTGTAGCTGCTGTTGCAGCTGCTATTGGAGTTTTGGTTGCAGCATTCATGAATCTTTGGAATAACAATGAACAGTTTAAGACCAACATGACAGGCACTTGGGAATCAATCAAGGAATCGTTCTCCGGTTTCATTTCTCAGATCCAGGAGAGACTTCCTAAGATCCAAGAAGCATTTAGTAATGTTGTCGAAGCAATCAAACCTATCTGGGATGGCTTCTGCGCACTTCTTGCTCCTATATTTGAGGGAGCTTTCCAGAATATTGCTTTGGTTCTTCAGACAATGTTTAATTTCATCATCAGCATTATTGACATGCTTACTGGAATCCTCACAGGAGATAAAGAGTTATTCCTTCAGGGCCTTAATGAGTTCCTGACAACGATACAGACATTCATAACAACTTATCTCACTCTGCTCTGGACAACGATTGTGAATATAATCAATGTTATCCTGGGTTTCTTTGGGACATCTCTTACTCAGCTGAAAACCGTTATAATAACGGCTTTCACAACTATAGTGACTTCAATCACGAATAAGATGATCGAGTTCAAGGACATGGTAATTGAGAAATTCACTGAGGTTTGTGATTTTGTTAAGAGCCTTCCAGAGCAGTTCAAACAGTGGGGCGAAGATATGATTAACAACCTCATTGAAGGAATCAAGTCAAAGATAGCTGCTGTTGGAGAAGCTGTTTCAAGTGTTGCTGAGACAATCAAGAGCTTTTTCCACTTCTCAGAGCCGGACAAAGGACCTCTTTCAGATTTCAATTCCTGGATGCCTGACATGATGAAACAGATGGCAGACCAGATTGAAAAAGGGCGCTATCAGGTACAGATGGCTGCTGGACATGTTGCTTCTGATTTGGCGGCTCCAATAATGGGATCCAAGACAGTTACTTTGAATAATTCCTTTACATTTAACGGAGGATATACAGAGGCCAATGGTCGAGAGGTTGCTAGACAAATCAATAGACAGCTTGGAGCTCTGTACATTTAAGGAGGACACATGAGAGAGTTTTATTTGGTTAATGGGAATGGAGTAAAATTTGACCTTATGTCCTCCAAGGGCTTTTTTCACGCTCCTGATGGACTAGGCTTACATAATACACAAACATTTCTAAGAACTGGCAACTTTTATAAAAACGTTGAGTCATACGAAGCACAAAAGTCAGTAACAGGGGAGATGGTCTTTAAATGTTATGAAGATTACAAAGCCTTTGCTGACTTTATTGCTATAGGTCCACTAAAGCTTGTCTACAAGCCAATAGATACTGAATACACGCTAGACTGTTCTATTGCTTCACTTGGAAAATCAGAGATAAGTCATGACAATAACAGACTGGTTTGCCCTATCACATTTGCTGGAGAGTCTAAGTGGTACATCCTTAGAGAGGCAATAATTGCACATCCGTATGGCTCAGATGCAAAGAAATATTCATACGATTACGATTACAGATACTACAGTGGCAGGTCAGGCATTGTTGAGGGCATAAATAACAGTCCTTATGAATCACCATGTATTCTGTATCTCCAAGGTTATCTTTTGAATCCAGCATGGACTCTTACAGTAAACAATGAGCAGATTGCTTCTGGTCAGGTTATGGGTGAGATTTTTGATGGAAATCAGCTGATTGTTAATTCCAGGGATGACAACTTGGAGATTGCTGAGTACACAGATCAGAAGGTGTTCCTCAGAAATATGTATCAGAATGCAGTCTTTGAGAAGCAGAATTTCATATATGTTCCAAGTGGAAGCTTCAGGATAACTATTACAGATGATTCCCTGAGCCCTGTTACAGCATACCTACAGATGGTGGAAGAGTATGACACGGTATAGAGTAGAAGTTTATGATCCTGATTTCAATTTCATATCTTTTGGTGGAATATCTTCCAAGGACATAAAGATTGATTACCTTACAGAAGAGAACAGCACTATTGAGGTCACAGATGTTATTGCAGCTCATGTGAATGATATCTTAGCACTCAAACAGGATGGAAAGCTCTTCATGTATGGAATTGTCTCCAATGTTGAATACTCTGTTGGAAGGACCAATATCACATTTATTCATTTCATGTCATTCCTGAATGTGGACATCATGGAAAACGTTGAAATCTTCCAAACAAAGTCAGCTGAGGAGTGGCTTCATGACAAACTCTTGGAGCTTTACGCTGGAAGTGATACTTTCCAAAACATCCATGGTTTCAGCTGTGAGTATAATTCCACCACAATGATTGATTATGAATCCACTGCGGAGCCTGGCACGATGGAAAACATAAACCTGTTTACATTTGTTCAGATGCTCCTCCAGAAATATGAGATCATCATTGCCTGGAGAATTGATTTTGTCACAAAGACAGTCAAAGTCATCATAGACAAGATTGATACTGATAGTGTTTGGACATTAAAGCTTGGAATTGCTGATGCTCCTGAGTACAGCATTGATATTCATACGATCGAGGGAGCTTACAACAAGATTAAATATTACAACCAGGATGATCTGACACAAACAATTACTTATTATCTTCATTCTGATGGAACTATTGATACAGATGATTCCACAGACAGACTGGAGCCAGTCAATTACACAGAGAAAACAGCTGCTCCTGATGAGACAGAGGGTGAAGAGAAAACATTTGAAGAGGTTGCTTTGCTGGATGCTCAGGCCTCAATGCTGAACACAGATTTTAATCATGAAATCATTGTGACGTTTAATGCAGATTCCAAGTTAGTATCTGTTGGAGGCCTTGGTCAATTATATAGGCTGATAACTCCAGAGGGAGTTGCTTATAATACAGTCCTGACTGGTTATGAGTCAGTTAATGTCAACTACTTGAAACTAATCTTTGGACTTGTGAGAACAGACCTTACAACCATTTTAAAGATGCAAAGGAGAAGATGATATGTTACTTTACATGATCCGAACCACAGGAAACAACTATTTGAAATCCTACCAACAGAATGGAAATGACACTTTCACAGCAGTTTGGACAAAGACAGCTGCTAACGCAAAGGTGTTTTTTGCATGGGCTGATGTTGCTGAGGCAGCTAAGGTAGTTGGTGGAACAATTCTAACATTTGAACTCAAGGCATCATAATTTAGGGAGGGCTTAAACATGAGTATGAAAGTTATCAGAGCTACTGGCTCTAATGTATCTCCATCAGAGGATGCAAGACTGTACAGACAGATGTTTCCAGATGATGGACTCTTCCAGGACATCATAATCACTTCTCTTGGAGCTAATCAGATATCTATTCCGGCTATGTACGGAATCATGGAGGGTAGAGACTTTACTACTGATCCTATGACAACTACAGTAGAGCTTCCAAGCACTACAGGAACTGGATATATCATTGTTAAGTTTGATACCACTACTGATGAGGTTATTTCCATCAAGTCAGAGCTTACTCCATACACACCAGTCTATGAGGACATCAACGCTAGTGGAACAGTCTGCGAAATGATTATTGCTGAGTACACAGCCAGCCCTACTCAGGTCACAGACATCACAATGCTGTACACAAAGACTCAGATCGGTGGAAACATGGAGGCAACTCTCCTGACAGGAAACACTTCCATTGCTTTTACTAATCCTTTATTCACGGATGATACCTATTTTGACATCTACACAGATAGTTATGATGTTGTACCTTCTGACTGGAGCTTTGCAGGCACGACATTTACTATCACATTTGATGCTCAGAACGCAGATCACAAGGTTGGAATCATATTTAAGAATTTCAATTAACAAAAAGCGTTCGATTTAAACCTATTTGTTGGGAAAAATAAACAGAAAAGGAGGGCTTTTTTATGCCTATGGTAAAAGTTTCAAATGGAGGGACAACAGGCTCAATATCATTAGTGGCAAGTGATTCACGAAATTTTTATAACGATACATTAACTTTCTTTACTAATTTATCTTTGCCATTAGGAACATACGATGTGTTGCTAGTGCAGTTCAACACTAATACTTCAAATGTTGTTGGAAACCTTACTATGACAGGAGCTACAATCAATAGTGTTGGCGAAACAACAAAGCCAAGTGGAACAGATAATACTGCAATGAGAATACTTTATATCACAGTAACAAGTAGTACACAAACTATGACAGGATCATTTCCATAT